CCACGCTACCTGATATTCTGCATCTTCTAAAAGATGACTCTCATTACTTAAACCATAAGCAAAATGTCGTGGGTTCTGAGGATGTAAAACTATCTTATTGTTCATAATACCTACATACATAATGCTGTGTGCAGAGATAGCTCCATGTAATACTGCTTCATCAAATTTCCTCACAGCATCTGTCTGCTTCAGCCAATAGTTTATGAGATTCTCTCCCAGATGCTCTGCTGCATCTTTATATGTTTCTTCAAAATGTGCTAAAACATCTTCTGGTAACTCATTCTGAATAGCCTGCTCTACTTCTTGTTGCATCTGCTGTTGTAATTCCTTGGTCATCTCCTGCCCCTGATATTTCTGCATAACCTCTGACTGAATATCTTTCTTTAGATAATCTACAACAGACTGTAAAGCAAGCTTATACTTCTTCTCTTCTTTTCTTTCTGACTTCTTTCCTGAAGTGTCTGTTAAAGTCCACTCAAAAGGTCGCATGGAATGTATCCCCGCTAAAACCTTTATCTTGGTGCTTATCAAATCCCTATGAATAACATCATCTTTCTTAATGTTCACATCATAAGGGTCTATAAAACTGATAAAGTCTTCTTTGTCTAACTCCCCATTATAAAGCTTGTAATTAGCTAACATAGATGTCTCTTGCTCTAAGACACCTGACTGAGAATAAGCTAAATTGATGATGTGGTCTGCATTCTCTTTATACCACTGATAATCATTTTTCTTTCTGTCTCTGTCTGAGACCATCTGATTTTTTAACATAACTTAAAAATTATTTAGAATTTCTTTTAACTGTGAAATAGAATTATACGCAGGTTTACTTAAACTGTTACCCCTCTCTATATGTAACTGCGACAAATAAAACATTATCATAAACATAGCTGAGACCCTGTCAGTATTTACTGTCCTACTATACCTTATAGTCTCTTGTATCAAACCAGGACAAGGAATATAGTGTAAGTTCATCTTCATAACACCATCACCATCTAAATCCCTCTCCTCTAATAACCACCGCTTATAATACTTCTCCGCTGTATCTAACAACTGCTTGTTCATATGCATACCATAAACTCTCTTTACAGCACTATGCTTGATAACATTTTTAATAGCATCATCAGGCTGTGACTCTAAAAGATGAGCTTTCTTGTGTGTCAGAAACCAAGATTTAACAGCAGGAACCTCATTTTCATACAAAATAGTGGCTCCATAAAACTCTGCTAACATAGCCACTCTCCTATTATATTCATCAAAAGTATTTGGCCTTCCTATATAAGTAGCTACTATAGTATCATGAGTCTTGGTATATACTACCGATGTCTTATAAACAATAACAGCTCCTAAAGAACTACCATAGTCTTGCCTATAAGGGTCATATCCCATAATATACTGATACTTAGGAGGATTATCCATAGGTTGCTCATAAATGACAACAGCTCCTTCTTGCTTGTCATAATTCTTAAACTCATAAAGAGGCTCTAAAGACCCTACTAAGTCAGGATTAGCCTGAACTTTACCTTCATCATCATAATATAACTCTACAGCTTGCCCTTTCTTTAAATAAGTCTTCTCTGGCATCATCTTAGCCAAGACTTCTTTTAACTCCATAACAGGAAAATCATTATTATTACTTAAAGCAAAAGCTTCTGCGGGATTCATAGGATACTCCATAGCTCTCTTATTAATGAGTGCTTGTGACTTGCTCTTCTGATATAACCCTTCTCTTATTGTTAACTCTCTCTTTACCGCTGCTTCTATATCAGAATTACCTTGCTCATCATAATAACCTTCTAAATTCCATTGCATAGGATGAAAAAAACCTACCTTGAATTTGTCTGCACCTGAATCCCAGACATTATTGAAAGGCATAAAATTATACTCCTCAGGATTGTTGAAAATCTCTGCAAAATCTGCTGTCCCTCCTTCTAAATCTCCTGAAGTACCAAAAAGTATCAAAAAACCTGTCAAATAATCTCCTGCCTCAAAACTTGGCTGTGTGGCGGCTAGAGTATTCTTCAACAACCCTGGTGTGCCAAAAACTCCTGCCTCATCAATAATCTGTATATAAGCATCTTTACCCCTACTAGCATCTGGATTATCTTTAAATGTGACCTTAGTAACTTCTGACTTATAACCCCTCTCTATAGGCATACCATCTTTGTCTAAAACAAAATATCCTGCTCTCTTATGGTCTGCCCTGTCTACTGTCCTGCCTTTCTTCCACGCTGTATGCTCATTGTAAAAATTTAAATTGTCCATGAGCTTTAACATGGTATCCTTAGCATACTTATCTTCATAAGCACTGATAACACTGGTAGTATCCCTTATAGTATTATAAATGTTAGACAAAATAGCAGCTACCTTATAAGAATAACCTTTACGCCTGGACTTAGCTACTATAATATGCTTGTTACCTTGAAGATAATCTGTCTTGATAAATAACTTCAAAGCATCAAAATCTTTCTGAGAAATACCATTTCTGGCTATCTCTATAGCCCAAAAAAAATTATAATCTCCATCCCAAAAATCAGGAAACCTAATAACCTTCCTGCCTGTCTTGAAATTAACAGCTTTTATCCTAGTGTAATTCAAATAATTGTAATGATGCCCTGTAATCTTTACTCCACTGACTTCATAACCCTCTATACACCGCCTCTGCTCTTCTTTCCAAAACTTTAACCACTCCACAGAACCTTCTAAGGCAGAGGTGTAATAACCATACTTCTCAAAATGCATGGCTGCCTCCCTAAAAACATTAGAGTTGATAAAGATACCATTACTGTCTCTTACATAATCTCCCATTATTGCTCAAAAATATTTATCTTCTTGCCACCTTTCTTCTGCTTGTTCTCAAAATCTTCTTCTTGAACTTTCTTCCTCAGCTTATATAAATTCTCTACTACCTCATTGGTGTCCTTCAAAGCTCTGCTTATATCCTGAGGCTTGTAAACAGGACTACCCCCTTTTGTCCTTTCACTTAAATCTATATGTTCTAAAGTCTTACGCAGATTCTCTGCTGCCTTCAAACTGCTTAGATAATACCGCAAAGTAGGACTGGCATCATCCCTGAACTCTACATATTTACCCTCTGCTGCCCTCAAAATATCACTCCGCTCAAACTTAACACCCCTACTGGTAAACAAATCCTTGATAATAGTGGCTTCCTTGACATCATCATCATAACCTGCATAAGGATTAGTGTCCAGAAAACTGTGCATAAACTCTATATATGCCAAATATAACAAACATTCTTTCTCCCCATAATGTAAACATAATGCTTTTACCTCTGGAACTAACAGAGCCTCAGCAGTAGGATGTACCTTGAAACCTTCTTTCTCAAATAACTTCATAAATCAATCTTTTTCTGTTAATAAATTACGCATATATATATCACAATACCTTAACATCACTGAATACATAGCATTAGCCCTGCCTGACTTGTCTAAATACCTGCCTACATTATGCCTGTTAGTATGCATCATCAATGCTAAACCTTTACATACATGTGGACGCTTTAATAAAGACTTCCTGTTTACATAATAAGCCTCTAAAAGCTTGTAAAAAGAATATACATAACGCTTGTAATATATATCCCCATCTTGATGAAAATATACTTTCTTAATATAACTCCTCAGCAACTTAAAGGCTTTTAAACTCTGATAATCCATAGCCCTCCACCTGCCAAAACCTATTATCCTAAATGGCTCCATACCTACATCTGTTAAAGTCTCCTGTAAATACCCAAAACTGTAATCTATAATGGCTAAATATTCTTCCTTACTGTAATGATGACTGCCTTCACTGCTCTCTAAATATTTCTGATAACCTGCCTCGGAAAACTTCTCTAATAACTGATGCCTGTCTATAAACATATTAAACCTTTTTTATCTTTATATAATACTCCTCACTATCTCCCCCTGGCAACAAAATATTATTTACCTCTCCACTGTCACTGTCCAAAATAGCTCCCTTGTCTACTAAACTCTTTATGTGATTGTGCAAAGCAGCAGGGGTCATGCCTAACTTCTTCCGCAAATATAACCTGTATACATCTTCCTCTAAATCATCTAACTTGCCCCGTAAATCTTCCCTGAACTTAATCAAAAAACTTAATACCTCTATCTCCTTCCTAGTCATCTGTATGGGCAATAAAGGATTGATGACCTCTAAATGTGTCCTGTAATACGATATGCCACTCCTCTCTATTACCTTTTTTACCAAAACTATATATTTTTTTCGCAAAACTAAAAAAAAAGTTTTACACAACAAAATTTAAATACCCCCTCCTGGCGTTTGGCTTTTTGGTTTTTGGTGTGTGTTGAAAAGTGAAGGTGTTGCAAATAACGACCCTTTAGTTTTTTGATGGGGAAACTCCCCCGTGGCCTTTGGAAAATTTCATTTTTTCCGCCTTTTTATTATGTATCTTTGCCTAGATTTATTATTAATATAATAGTATTATATCTTATTGCTTATAGTATTTATAGTGTTAGTGTTTACTATAAGTGTTTGTTGTGTCTTCTTTGTTTTATTACTATTCATTGATTGTAAAGGTGGAATATTATCTGCGGCGAGAGGGTGTAGATATATTAAGAGTATTCCGCATTGACATATAGAGTAGTATTAACCTAAAAGACACATATATGGATAAAAAAATATTATTAAACCTGGCAGACATGCTCGATGACATTCAGAGCATGAAAATCGTTAAGCAAATTGACTTGCTTAATGAATTAAGTGAATTAAAAAGTAATAACATTAGTGCAGAAACAAAAGATGTTCTGCACTACGTCGAGATGATTGTATATCATCTCATTCCCGAGAAAGACCGCCCATAGTGGTGGTCTTTTTTTTATTAAGAATACTTCTCCTTGACATATAGGTTAGTATTAACCTAAAAAAAATATATAATTATGGATAAAGATAAATTCTACGTAGGAAGCATCTTCGGGGAAGTTTGGGAAACTTTCGACAACCGAGAAGACTTCCAAAAGTGTATAGATGAATTAAACGCCAACAATGTCCAATTCAGCTGGCATGACCCAGAACTGGATTGGGGCAAAGATTTCAAAAAAGAGGAAACAGAGTAGAAATGCTCTGTTTTTTTTTATTAAGAATATTTCTCCTTGACATATAGGTTAGTATTAACCAAAAAAAAATATAATTATGAACTTAGATAATTTAACAGCAGAAGAATTAAATGTTGTCTTAAGAAAATTAAATGACAACAAACCATCTGCATCAAAAGACTATCTATCTTGGCTAAGAAATTATAAAGCTAGAGAAGTAATAAAAAAGGTAATACGGGAGAAGGTTCAATTTGAACCTGTAGACAAGACAATAGAGAGCTACTTGGAATAGCTCTCTGTTTTTTTTATTAAGAATATTTATCCTTAAAATATAAAGTAGTTTAAACTTAAAATATCATATCATGAAAGCAAAAATAGTTTCATTTTTTGCGGGAATGTTATTTATGATGGTGTTTGGCATCATCGATAATGCATTCCTCTTTGTGGGTATGGACTGGATGTCTCCTTTAATAGACATGTTCAAAGACCCACAATTGTCTGCTATGTGGGGGAAT